ATGAAGATAGATAACGAAATTCCGAAGGAACCCGAACTGCGCTGGGAATGGATCAAGTTTCAGCTGCGGGCTAAAGGCACTTCGCTTGCGCAACTGGCTCGACTACTCGGAGTTGAGCGTAACGCACTGAACAATGTAAAGCGCGTTGCCTATCCCCGCATGGAGCGAGCTATCGCCAAGGCCCTAGGCCTTACGCCTTTTCAGATTTGGCCAGAGCGTTGGGATCAAAGCGGAGAACCGTTTCGTCAGCGACCAGGTCGGGCCGAAAAATCTTCGGAAACCGCGCAGAAGTCTAACGGTTTATCGCCTAAAACACACCATCACGCAGGGAAGGCTTGAGCATGGCCAAGTCACTTGGATGGTTCACAGCTAAGGAGTTGGCTGGACTCCCCGGTATGCCGGGAAGTGACCGGGCAATTCAGATCCGGGGAAAGGATAGTTGGGAGTGGCGCAAGCGAGCAGGGACCAAAGCGGTTGAATACTCGCTTGGTTCTCTGCCTGTCGAAACGCAACAGTTTTTACTCACCCGCGAAGTTGGTACTTCTGAACTAACTACCGATCTTCTGTTGGTTCATTCCGATTCGGAATTGATTGAGCGTGACGCTAAATCATCGTCACGCCTGAACAATAAACAACGAAATGTGATGCTTGCTCGTCTCTCATTCATTCGGGAGATCGAGCGTGTCGGTGCGGTAACTACTCAGAAAAACGCCATCGACGTTCTGGTTAAACAGGCGAGAGACAATGCACTGAGCCCGTATCTCATGGAACGCGTGGACCTTGCAAATGACCGAAAGACCGGAAGTCGAGCATTGTCTGAGCGGACATTGAAACGTTGGTTGTCCGCATATCGTGCCCAAGGTGAAAGCGGGTTGGCGCCTCTTCGCCAGAAGCCTAACACTGACGTTCCTGAATGGTCGGCGACGTTCCTTCGGTGCTACCAGAGACCAACAAAGCCAAGCGTAGCTGCAAGTTACGGAGAGTTCCTGACTCGCTACCAAGGCGAAACGCCTCCAAGCATCCACGCTGTGCAGCGGTTCTTAAAAAAACTGACGCCTGAGGCTCTCAACGTGGGGCGGATGAGCCCTCAGGAGTTGAAGGCGCTTCAACCGTTTCGTCGTAGGTCTACCAAGAATCTGTTTCCAGGGGATGTTTATACCGCTGACGGTCATAAGTTCGACGCTGAGGTACTTAATCCGCTTACCGGCAAGCCCTATCGCCCGGAAATTACAACGGTTCTGGATGTAGCGACCCGTCGTGTCGTTGGGATATCGGTTGGTGAGGCTGAATCAGCTATTGGCGTTTTGGACGCTCTGCGTGATGCGGTGGGTAAATGCATGTTCGCGATCTTCTACGTGGACAACGGATCAGGATTCGACAACGACACAGTACGAGAGGTTGTTGATCGTCTCGGCGGCACGATGACTCACTCTTTGCCCTACAACAGTCAGGCGCGAGGGTTATCGGAGCGAGGCCATCAAACGATCTGGGTACGTGCGGCCAAGAAGTTAGTTAGCTACATCGGTGCTGACATGGACAAGCACGCAGGAACCAAGGTGCATCGTATTGGACGTAGAGAACTGAAGAACACCGGCACTACCAGATTGCTACCTTCTTTTGCCGAGTTCATGGCGGGCGTTGAGGAAGAAATTATTTCCTATAACAACACGCCTCATCGGGGGCTCGAAAAAATTAGAGATGTTGGAACAGGCTCACTAAGACATCCAAGCCCTGATGAAGCATGGAATGCGGCCTACGCCGAGGGGTGGGAACCAATTGCAGCGTCACCGGAATTGGTTGAGTCGCTAATGAGGCCGCAAATCGTTCGTCAGACTCGACGTGGCGAAATTAACTGGCTTGGAAATAAATACTTTCTTAACGATCTACGCGGCTTGCACGGACAAGAAATACGGTTGGCGTACGACGTTAGAGATGCTGGGCGTGTTTGGACATACACGTTAGACGGAGAGTTGATAGGCGAGGCAGTTCTGGACGGAAACTCCACTGATTATATGCCGATGAACATGCTGGAACGGAGCCGTGAGAAACGGGCTCAGGGGCAAGTCAAGAGGTCCATGGACAAGGTGGAGACGTTGACGGGGAATCGAGTGGAAATGATTGCTCCGACCAATGCTCCGTCGGCAACGCTTAGCCGAGAGCAATTAGTTTCAGCCCATGAGTACGCAATTGCTCTTGAGACAGCAGCGCCAGCGTTTCACGTTCCAGGCGATGACGTTTCACGTTATCGGTTGTGGGTAAAACTCAATGAGCGTGTGAACGCAGGTGAAGAGTTGACCGCTGACGAAGCCAAATGGTGGGAAAGATATCCCGCACACCCGGACTTCGCAGCGATGCAACAAGTGTTTCAAAGCGCGGGCTGAATCCCGCGTTCTAAAACGTTAAGTGTGCCTGCCAGCACAACCTAAAGGAGATACAACACAATGAGTGTAACCAAGATTGTTCCGTTGACCAATGTGGGTTTGTTAGCGGGGGCTATCAATCGCGCGCTCTCGCGTCCAGTTGGCCTACCCGGACTGGTGGCCATGTACGGGCCTAGTGGGTTTGGCAAAAGCGCAGCAGCTGCTTATTCAGCGAATTTACATCGGGCGTATTACGTTGAATGCCGGGATGCTTGGAGCAAAAAAGCATTTCTGCTGGCAATCCTCCGGGAAATGTCGATTTTCCCTGCTCGCACAATGTCAGAAATGGTCGATCAAATTGCGGTTCAACTTTCGACATCGATGCGCCCGCTGATTGTCGATGATGTTCAATATCTGTTGGATAAGGCAGTTGCTAATGCTTTGACCGATATCTACAACGCTAGTCAAGGCACTATCGTTTTGATTGGTGAAGAGCGTGTGCCGGCTTCATTAGCGAAGCTGGAAAGATTGCACAACCGGGTTCTTGAATGGGTTCCGGCTCAGGCTGCGACTCTGGATGATATTCGGAAGTTGGCTCAGCTGAGCTATCCAAAGCTTGTATTTGCAGATGATCTACTCGCCGATCTGAACCGAGCTACTCGTGGGTGCCTCCGCAGAGCGGCAGTTAATCTTTATAAAGTTCAGTCTGAGGCTTCGGCCATGATGCTGGATCGTGTGGATCTTGAGGCCTGGGGTAAGCGTGGCTGGTTCACCGGTGAAGCTCCGTCCCGGAGGGCTCACTAATGGGCAAGTCGGCTCAACTTCTCTTAGTGGGTGACAAGGCGTCTCGCCAGTGCATGTGGGAAGCGGTTCGTGACAATCGGAGCGGCTTTACGTCGCGCCAGATTGCCAAGCAATCACGTCAAGCAGGTGTGAGTGTCGACAGCTACATACGCGCATTGAACAAAGCAGCCCTGATTGAACTGGTTGATGATGCAGGAAAGTTTGTCGATCATCGATGGCGCCTCATTCGAGATGAGGGCGCGGAATATCCGAGGGTTGCGAGCAACGGGAAGCGCTCGCGGCGTGGGCTGGGCTTGGAAAACCTTTGGCGTACTTTGCGCATTATGGGCGAAATGACCGCAGCCGACGCCGCGGAAATGGCAAGTACCGGGGATGTAAAAGTCACCCAGACATATGCATTAAATTACTTCGAAGTGCTTGTTCGAGCAGGCTACCTAGTGGCGAGCGAGTACGACTCTCAGCGTGCTCAGACTTACAGGCTTGCTCCTGGGAGGGGGGCAGGGCCACGGTATCCGATAGTTCAACGAACTGAAGCAGTGCAGGTGTTCGATCCGAACTTGAATAAGGTCGTCTACTCGAATGTCGCTTCGGGTGGTGTGTCTGATGCGTCTGCCCCTGATAACGATATGCAGCAAGAGAACATTCGGCTTCGAGCTCTTCTGGCCGAGTTCATCGAAGTTGTGCCGAATCTCCCATCGACAGGTCTTCTTCAGCGGGCACAGTTGGAGTTGGCCGAATGACACAGGTCGATATTTCCGCTTGGGGGAACGAGCCCCCTCTCTTCGTCCGGCTGCTCGCAGCTGAAGTTGGCGCCAGTAACCGTACTCGTGCTGCTGAACGTGTTGGTATCAGCCGTACTGCGGTAAGCCTGGTCCTGGTGAACAAATACAGCAGCCCAAGTACGGCGGGTGTGGAGCGTCGTGTCCTCGACTCGTTGGGGCGTATTGAGTGCGTGGCCGTTGGCGAAACCCTGACTATCGAGCAGTGCCAAAGCTACCGCGAAAAGCCAGCTCCGACGCATAACCCTCGAGCAATGCAGCATTGGCGCGCATGCCTGCACTGCCCAATGAATCCGAACTGCGCGGGAGGTGCCAATGCAACCGTCCACTGACAGTGTTCGTTCGCAAGTTCCCGTAGTGCAAATCTACATCTGCGGTCGCAGCTTGATCCGCCTCTACATAGACGACAAATGCGTCGGGTTTTCTGAAAGCTACAAGTTCGCTCAGATCCGTGCGGAAGAGTTGGCAAAGGCCGGGCGTCAACAGGAGGTGCATTGATGCGTACTCGATGCCCCAATTGTGGGACGACGCTCAGCTTGGATGCCTTGATTGCACATGACGGCGCCCGCGATGCGCTTGGCGTGGCGTTCAAAGTATCCGGCCAGCTTGGCAACGCGTTGATTCGCTATGTCGGTATGTTCCGACCAGAAACCCGAGAGCTGACCATGGATCGGGTGGGCAAGATCCTCAATGAGTTATTGCCGGATCTGCAAGCCCAACGCATTGAGCGCAATGGTGCTGTGTTCAATGCGCCTGTTGCTTGTTGGGTTTGGGCCGTCGAACAAGCTGTCTCCGCTCGTGATGCGGGGCGACTGGTGACGCCGCTAAAAGGGCATGGCTGGCTGTACCAGGTCATGACCCAGTGGCAAGGCGAAACAACGGCGGTGCTACTACCTGAAGCCACTCCTCCGAAGCAAACCATGGTCGGCCGGCCAAGCCAGACAACGGCTGCTCTGGTGGCACTACAGGGGCGGTTGAATGGAGGGTGACTGGCTACAGCGTGAGGTGATTGCGGGGCTCATGGGGCTTGTTGCCCTGCGACTCGACGGTGCGCCTGCTGCCGACGCCATCACTCACACACTCGATATATGGCTGGTGGCCTTGAAAAAGGCACAGCGCTGGAACGAAGAGACAGATGGAGCGCGGGTTAAAGCAGCTTTCGAGACGTTGTTCGCGAGCTGCGAGCGTTGGCCCGCACCGGCAATGTTGATTCGGGTGATTCCGGTTCGGCAAAGCCAGCAGGCATTACCTAAACCCGCATTAACTGAAGAACAACGCGCCAATGGGCGTCGCCGGATCGGGGAGATTCTCGGCGCCTTGAAGTACAGCAATACCAAACATGAAACGAACATGGAGCAGGACAAAGAATGAATATTCCAGAAGGGTTTCGCCAAGATGCAAAGGGCCACTTGGTCCCGGTAAGCATGATCAAGCCGATTGATCTGGCACGCGACGAACTGGTTATTGAGCTTGTCGACAAGGCCAAGGCCATTTCTCAGACGCTGGGCGCTTTTAAGGCATTGGCCTTTGGTGACATCAAAGCGTTCGTCGAAATGTCTGCGGAGCAGTACAAGGCCACCATCGGCGGTAAGAAAGGCAACGTCACTCTGTTGTCGTTCGATGGCCGTTACAAGATCGTTCATGCAGTACAAGACTCGATCAAGTTCGATGAGCGATTACAGGCTGCCCGTGCATTGATTGATGAGTGTGCAGCTGAGTGGACGCAGGATGCTCGGAGTGAAGTTCGAGTGCTGGTTAATGAGGCATTTCGGACCGACAAGGTGGGCGAAATCAGCACCGGGCGTGTGCTTGCGCTTCGTCGGCTGGAAATTTCGGACTCGCGATGGCAGCGCGCAATGCAGGCCATCAGCGACGCTGTGCAGGTTGTTGGCTCCAAAAGTTACGTTCGGATCTATGAGCGTATCGGTGATAGCGACCAATACGCCTCCATCCCGTTGGATATCGCCAGTGCTTTCGTTGCGGCCTCTGCGCCGTCGACGCTGCACTGATCTGAATCCATCACTGACCAACCCTCATTCAGCACTGAACGTACGAGAGCGAACAAATTATGGCCAAGTTCCAGATCACCATCGAAGACAGCGCCGATGGCGTCTCTATCCAAGTCGACAACCAATCTCAACTTAGTGGCAGCAAAGCGGGCCGTGTAGCAAGCGCACTTATGACTGGCGTGCCGATGCTACTTGCCCGGATTCCTGTCGACTTTGTCGTCGGGCATGCGGCGTGTGATTGCGAGATCTGCCAGGCCATGCGCGAAAAGCAGATGACCAAACCGACCATCCATTAATGCGAAACCACCTCGGGTAACTGGGGTGGTCTATCCGGCGCGGTGGCCGGTTACTGATGAGCAGCCGAGGACGACATGGAACAAGCCGATTGGGATGCGCTGAAAGAGCAGATGGCGAGCCCGTGGGGCAGCATGAAGCTCAAATGTGATGGGTTCGAAATCTGCCTGACGCAGCAAACTTGCAGCACCAAAAAGAGTTGGTCGACGGTGGTTTATGTGGATGGATATTTGAAGGGGATCTGGTTGGCTTGCGACCACAAAACCGGCGAACCCGAACATGAGGAGACTCGCCGTTTTTACCGCAAGGTGACTCGTGCACTTTATTCCAAAAAAGAGAGCGAGGCCTATCGGAAAATCTTCGGAAAACGCAGAGCCGCCGAAATGACGGCAGCCAAATTCTTCACCTATGACTGGTCCTGGAAAAGCTTCAACACCCTGAAAAAGCACTTTCTGGCAAACAACACCAGCATCACCCGAATCAACGAGATCTGACGCCATGGACCACAGTAAAGCCCTGGACAAAATAAAGAAGCTGCTCCGCTTGGCAGCGAGCGATAACCCGCACGAAGCGGCTGCTGCAATGCGACAGGCTCGCGCCTTGATGGAGAAGTTCCGGCTGGAGGAATCGGATGTCCAGCTCTCAGAGGTATACGAGTGCGCCGCCCGTAGCGGTTCAAAGATGACTCCGCCTCAGTGGGAAGCCAACCTAGCCGGGGCCGTTACCCAGGCTTTCGCCTGCAAGATTCTATTTATGGCAGGTGTTGGTGAATGGCGCTTCATTGGTGAAATGGCTGAGCTTGCCAGCTACACCATGACCTTGCTTCTGCGCCAGGTTCGTCAGTCCCGCCGTGACTTTATCAGCACCCAATTAAAGCGCTGCAAGGCCTCGACCAAGACCAAGCGCGCCGACGTTTTCTGCGGGGCTTGGGTATCGGCTGTGCGCAAGCAGGTCATGGCCTTCGCCGGTAACGATGAGCCGTCCTCTGCCGCTGCCGCGTACATGCTCAAGCATCACGCGGAAACGGAAAAGCTCGACTGTCGTGACCGCAATGCCAACAAGGGGAATGGTGTACGGGCTATGACCGACGCCCTGCACGGCATTCTCGCGGCGGGTGACGTGCGTTTGAATCACGGGGTGAATGGTGAGGAACAACTGTCCCTCAATTGAGCGAAACCACTCCGGCAATCGGTGTGGTCTGCCCGGCGTAGTGGCCGGGTACTGACGAGCAGCTAATCAATGACACAGGAAACCCCGGTCGAACGGAAACGCCGGCTTGCTCGCGAGCGGCAACAGCGCATGCGTGACGCTCGCACAGTAAAGCGTAAGGCGATGGGCGCATCGAAATTTAAGATGGAGATGTATTCGGGAACAAGTGCTGCCTTGGAGACCGTTCGAACGGCTGGGGAATTCGATGATGCGGCCGAGGCACTGACGCTACTAATTCACGCGGCGGCCAAGCTGGCGAAGCGTGACCCGATGGCGTTCAGGAAGTTGGTCGAAGTGAGGAGAAAATGAATCGGCGCAATCTTGATCTATCAAAGATCCATATCGCCAAGAAGGATTTGGCACTGGATGAGGACACCTACCGGGCAATGCTCCAGAGAGTTGCTGGAGTGAGTTCGGCAAAGGATTTATCACCACTGAAAACCTCGGCCGTCCTCACGGAGCTGGTGCGCTTGGGGTGGAAGCCAAAGAAATCAAAGGTAGGTAGAGCAGAAGTTGCACCTGATCGGGAAAAGTTGGTTAGCAAAATCGAAGCCTTCCTGGCCGAAGCTGGGCGTGAGTGGGCTTATGCCGATGGCATGGCTCTGCGAATGTTCAAGGTCGAGCGGGTGGAGTGGCTGGATGCTCGTCAACTTGGGAGTATGGTGTCGGCCCTCACCTATGATGCCAAACGGAATGGGAGGCCGACACAATGAGCAATGACCAGTTATTTGCAGATGACAGTGACAAGCTTGATCCCAAGAAAGTCTTGGCCCATATGGAAGATCCAATCGTCTCCGCTCGATGGGAGGGGAATTTAAAGGAGATGGTGGAGCTCGCTGAATTTGAGCTGTTGAAAAGGCTTCCAGAAAAGCCCGAGGCTGTACCCGAAATTGCCCGTGCAGTCGTGTTCTCGATCTGCTCCACCATGGGTGGCTCAGTGATTTATCTGCCTCGTGGAGAATCGCTCAAGCGGGCTATGCGAGACGCTGAAATCTACCGTGAATGGTTGGATGCCGGAGCGCAACCTCATGAGCTGGTGCGCAAGTATCAGCTTTCCTCAGCCATCATCTACGGCATCATTAAGCGTCAACGGGGATTGCATAGACAGAACGGTCCTGACTTGTTTGGCTTTGAGCAGGAAACCATCCACTGATAGCATTGCACCCAGCAATGTAAGTCCACCAAACCCCCGCCAGTGCGGGGGTTTTTCTTGTCTGAGTAAGAAACTCGATCACTTCCTCTAAGGCGCGAACCTAGCCCGGTACTTCTTACCGACGGGTTAGCGCCATGCCAGCTCCAGTTCCTACATCGCCGCGTGCATTCGCTACTCAGATCCTTGAAGGCGTGTCGCCCTGCGAGTCGATTCTTGATCGCTGCCCAGTTGAATGGCGTGACCTGGTCATGGATCACGTTCGCGTGGCTCAGGACAGGCGAGACATGAACGTCGCCCGTCAGCAGAAGTTTCGGCCACAGGCCAAAGCACCGAGCCCACAAACCACCACCTACCAGGAGCAGCACCTGGTGCGCGGCAATCCTGTCTTTGCTGCTGCGCACCTGGCCGCTGTCCGGGCCTCCCTCAACTCCAATCGAGCAACCATACAATGACCTTCCGAAATTCTGGACGGCGTCCCCGCGCGCCGCGTATGACCGATTGGACGGTAATTACCGTCCTGCTGATTATCGCGCTGGGCATGATCGCGCCAACCAAGTTGGCAGTGATCCTTTATAAGGCCGGGTTGGTAACTGGTGGCGGCGTCCTGGGCTACTGGATCGACCGTGCATTGTTCCCCTATGCCAGGCCGAACCAGGTCAACCGCACCCATCAACCATGGGCCGGCCTGCGTCGGGCAATCGTGGTACTCGCTTGTGTTCTTGGCCTGACGTTGGGGCTTTGACCATGAGGCGATACCTATTTTTGATTCCGGCTGCCGTTATCGGGCTAGTGATTGGGCTGGCCTTTTGCGACGTGGCTCACGCCGAAATCCCGGCTCAAGCCGAACACTACCGGCGCGATCTATCCCGCATTGCACAAGCGGAGTGGGGACTGGATGCACCAGTTGCCACCTTCGCTGCTCAGGTTCACCAGGAAAGCCGCTGGAAGTTCGATGCGAAATCTCCGGTAGGTGCGCAAGGCTTGGGCCAGGTGATGCCCTCGACCGCCACTTGGCTTGCTGAGCTGTTCCCTAAAGCACTCGGCAAAGTCGAGCCTTACAACCCCACCTGGTCACTACAGGCATTGGTCAGTTACGACCGCTGGCTGGCTGAACGAATCAAGGCACGGAACCCCTGTGAGCAAGGCGGCATGTTTCTGTCTAGCTACAACGGCGGGCTGGGTTGGTTGATCCGTGACCGCAAGTTGGCATCGGCAAAGGGCGCCGATCCGCTGACTTGGTTCGGCTCCATCGAGCGATTTAACGCTGGCCGCTCTGCGGCGAACTTCAAAGAAAACCGGCAATACCCACGCCTCATCTTGCTGCGATGGGAACGCATTTATGTCGATGCCGGATGGGGCAAAGGGTTATGCCAATGAAGGAAACACTTAAGTGGTTTGCGCCGCTGCTAATCGCGGTGGTTTTGATCGCCGCCGCTCTCTTGTTCGTCGAGAGCACCCGTCAGGCCGGTTATGACGAAGGGTTCATAGCTGGGAAGGCCGAAGGCGCGGAGGCCTATCAAAAGCTTAAAGACGAAGTCCAGGGCGAGCGCCTGGCGCTGGCAAGCGCCGCTCTGGCGAAAGCTCAGGCCGCTGCCAAATCGCTCCAGGAGCAAACCAAACGTGGCGATGACTTGGCCAGCCAGCTCACCACAACTAAAGACGAGTTTCGCCGAAACACCGACAAGCTCACAGGGGAGATAAACCGTGTCACGACTCTATATCGCCGCACCTTGGATGCGCTGCCTGAGCCTCTGCCTACTGCTGTGTTCACTACCGGTTTTGTCCGCGTGTGGAACGAAAGCCTTAACCCAACCGCAGTGCGTGCCAGACAGCCCTCCAGCGGATCTGCTGCGACTTCCGGAGTCCCCGGAGCCGCTGACGACCTCGACAGCGGAATAACTCCGGCTGTCCTCCTGAACAACCAAGTGCGCAACAGCGAGAAGCATGCCTCTTGCCGCGCTCAGCTCACAAGCCTGATCGAGTATTACACCCATGGACGTATTTGACCGCGCCACCGTAGTAGAGGAAGCGCATCGAGAGGCTGCCATAGCGGCGCATTTGGCACAGGCCAAGAGACCCAACAAAGTCTCAGCCTCGCACTGTGAGGATTGCAATGTGGAGATCCCAGAGCAGCGGCGTTTGATTCTCCCCGGCGTATTGCTGTGCGTGGATTGCCAATCCATCCAAGAACGACTGGGGCGCAAATGAACATGATCGAAATGCCGGTGTGGCAACTGATCGCCTCCGCCGTGACCTTGTTGGGGATGTTCGCAGGCCTGGTCAAGCTGTTGCTCTCGCAGATGGAAGGCCGGCTGGATGAGCGTTTCGAACTCGTCGCAAAGGACTCCGAGCGCCTGCGTCAGGTCGAACTCGGCTTGGAGCGACTCCGAGGTGAAATGCCGCTGCACTACGTGCGTCGGGAAGACTACGTGCGCAACCAAACAGTCATCGAGGCCAAGCTCGACGCCCTGGCCCTAAAGTTCGAAAACGTTCAGCTCAAAGGAAAATTGTAATGAACATCGACCACGCGAAGGTCCGCCGCGAAACACTGCGTTGGTACATCCTCCTCACGCTCAACACGTCCCGCCCGGTTGATCCGAATGAAGCGGTGGTGCTCTCGACGATCCAGGGTATCTATCCCGACGCCACACAACTGGAGCTGCGCCGTGAGTTGGACTATCTGAAAGATCGTTCCCTTGCCACGCTGAAGAAACAGCCAAGCGGTGTGTGGATCTGCGGTCTCACGCACTACGGCGTGGACATTGCCGAGTACACCATCGACTGCAATCCCGGCATTGCCCGTCCTGAAAAATACTGGTCCTGACCTATGCCTCCGCGTAGCAAAGTGGCCGCGCTGCCGGCCGAGGTAAAGACATGGCTCGATCACTCTTTGGTCGAGTCGAACTTTTCTGGCTATGAATCCCTTTCCGCTGAGTTGGAGAGCCGTGGCTACTCCATTGGAAAAAGTGCGCTGCACCGTTACGGCTCTGAGTTTGAGGTGAAGTTGGCTTCGCTCAAGCTGGCATCTGAGCAAGCGAAGGCCGTTGTTCAAGCGGCACCCGACGACGAAGGTGCGGTTAACGAAGCACTCATGCGACTTGTGCAAGAGCACCTATTCAAGTTGTTGATGGCTGATGACGGGAAGATGGATCTGCCAAAGGTGGCCAAGGCCGTTGCCGAGCTTGGCCGTGCGTCGGTTGTCCAGAAAAAATGGCAAGCCGAGTTCCGCGACAAGGCCGAAGCGGCCGCCAGCAAGGTTGAGAAAATCGCGAAGAAAGGCGGCTTGAATCAAGCGACCGTCGATGAAATTCGGCGCGAGATTCTCGGGATGGCATCGTGAGTATCCCCCTTGTCCTGGACAGCACTGCGGCTCTTTTGGCTCCGGCCGTGCTGCTCGACTATCAGAAAGAGTGGATCGGCATTCGCGCTCCGCTCAAGGTCGGAGAGAAATCCAGGCGGATCGGTCTCACCTGGGCGGAAGCGGCGGACAATGTGTTGGTGGCTGCCGCCGAAAAGCCAGCCGGTGGTCAGACTGTTTATTACCTGGGCTACAACCAGGACATGACGGTGGAATATATCCAGGCTTGCGCTATGTGGGCGCGAGCTTACAACTACGCTGCCGAGGAAATCGAAGAAGGCATTTGGCCGGACAGCGATCCGGACAAGCACATCAAGACTTACACCATTGGCTTCCCTAGTGGGCACCGGATCGTCGCACTGACCAGTCGACCATCCAACTTGCGTGGTCGTCAGGGCGTGGTCGTGATCGATGAGGCGGCGTTCCACCAGGACTTGGCTGAGTTGCTCAAGGCGGCATTGGCTTTGCTGATTTGGGGTGGTGAGGTCCATGTCATCAGCACCCACGACGGCACCGAAAACGCATTTAATGAGCTGATCAACGATATCCGTGCTGGCAAGCGCAAGGGCGCACTGTTCCGCTGCCCATTCCGTGAAGCGGTTAGTGACGGGCTTTATCAGCGCGTGTGCTTGCGTAAAGGGATTGAGTACAGGGAAGAAGAGGAAGCCGCTTGGGTTCAGGACGTCTATGACTTCTACGGCGATGCGTCGGAGGAGGAGCTTGATTGTGTCCCGTCTCAAGGCGGCGGCGCCTTCCTCAGCTTGGCCCTGATCGAGCAACGCAGCAATCGTGACGTGCCAGTGCTTCGCCTGGCCTATCCGCAAGGTTATGAAGTTCAGGAGGAGCATCTCCGTTTGGCCGAATCTCTTGAGTGGTGCGAAGAGCATTTGCTCCCGCTGCTCAAGGCTATTCCTTCGGATGTTCAGAGTTTCTATGGCATGGACTTCGCTCGTAGCGGTGACCTGTCGGTGATCTGGCCGTTGGTCAAAGAACAGAACCTGCGCAAACGCACACCCTTTGTCCTCGAGCTGCGCAACGTCCCGTTCAAGCAGCAGTTTCAAATCAAGTCTTACATCATCAGTCGCCTACCCAACTTCCTAAAAGGTGCCGACGATGCCAGGGGCAACGGCTCGCAGTTGTCTGAGGACACTGCCATCGAGTTTGGTTTCAACCGTATTGAACGGGTGATGCTTACCGAGGGTTGGTATCGAGACAACATGCCGTTGTTCAAAGCCGCTCTTGAAGACGACACCTTTTATGACATCCCTGCCGACAAGGACGTCGTCAGCGACGTGCGCGCCTTTCGCGTGGTCAAGGGTGTGGCGCGAATCCCCGAAAAACGCACCAACGAGAAAGGCGAAAAGTCTGGGCCAAAGCGCCACGGTGACGCCGGGATCGCGGCTGTACTAGCTGATTACGCCTCTCGCCAAGATGTCGAGATATTTGAATTTCACCGCGTCCCGCCATCAGGCAGTCACGACCGTACGGTTCAGACTGGCTGCGGCTGGCGCTCTAATAAAGGCATCTGGTAATGACCCAGTCCCGCATCGTTGACCAGCATGGTCGTCGTATCCAGCTCGATCAGCTTACCGAAGAGGTCGCGGCACCTCGGCTGACTGGTGTGCGTCAGGTTTGGCACTCGTCTGTCGCGAGTGGCCTTACCCCGCAACGACTGGCGAACATTCTCCAGGCGGCTGCCGAGGGCAATGCACACGACTATTTGACCCTGGCTGAAGAGATGGAGGAGCGCGATCTGCATTACGCCTCCGTCCTGGGCACTCGCAAGCTTGCTGTGGCTGGCCTGAACATTCGTGTTGAGGCGGCCAGTGATGAGGCCGAGGATATTCGTCGTGCAGATGCTGTACGTGAGGTGGTCGAGTCTGCTGAGTTCGGCGAGCTGCAAAGCGAAACGGTTGATGCCCTGGGCAAAGGCTTCTCTGTCAGCGAAATCATTTGGGACCGAAGTGGCAAGACTTGGATGCCGGATCGGTTCGAGCCACGCGACCAGCGCTTCTTCCAGTTCGACCGCGAGACCGGTCGTGAGCTGCGACTCTTGGACGAAGCCGATATGGTCAACGGCGTTGCTCTGGCTCCGTACAAGTTCATCGTGCATTTGCCTCGTATCCGTTCTGGATTGCCTATTCGCGGCGGGTTGGCCCGACTCGCGGCAGTGGCTTATATGTGCAAGGCGTGGACGTGGAAAGACTGGATGGGGTTCGCCGATATCTACGGCATCCCTATGCGGATTGGTCGCTACGGCCCGAACGCCAGTAAAGATGACATCGGCGTTCTATTGTCAGCCGTCGCCAATCTCGGGAGCGATGCAGCCGCTGTGATCCCTGACAGCATGCGGATCGACTTCCAGAATGCGGCGAACGTGGCGGGTGCCGGGGACTTCTTCAAGGGCTTGGCTGAGTGGTGGGATAAGCAGGTCAGCAAGGCGGTAGTTGGCCAGACAATGAGTGCCGACGATGGCGCCAGTCTGGCGCAGGCCAAAGTCCATAACGAAGTTCGACTGGATTTGCTGGAGGCCGATGCCAAGGCGCTCAGCAATACCTTCAACCGGCAATTTGTCCGCCCATTCTGCGACCTGAACTTTGCACCAGGTCGTAGCTACCCCAAGCTGATCGTTGATGTTCCTCAGCCAGAAAACATCGAGCTGCTTATTAAGGCGCTCAAGGATCTGGTGCCGCTTGGTCTGGAGGTCGAGCAGTCCGTCATCCTGGACAAGCTGAATCTGCCGTCGCCAGCTGAAGGCGCAAAGGTATTGGGCAAGCCGGCGACCACACCGGCAATTGCGACTGCTGCAAACCGTGAGCAGTCGGCCAAACAGGTCGATGTAAAGGATGTGGTGGACAACCAGGTTACGACTTTAGAAGGCGTTGCATCGGCTCCAGTCGGTGACATGGTCGAGGCCATTCGTGAATTGCTGGATACCGTCGACAGCCTGGAGGAGTTTCGTGATCGATTGATCGAAGTCTATCCCGAGATGAATGCCAATGAACTTGCGGATGCGATGGCGGACGGACTGGCGGCTGCGAGCCTAGCTGGTCGCTATGACGTGTTGAGGGGGCTTTGATATGCGTGGTCTCGATGAAAACTCAAGCACGAAAAGGAAATCCGTCATGTATCACAGCAATGACGGCTTCTATATAGGAGCTACCGTCAGGGCGGATAGAGGTGTGGAGTTCGCTATTGGCGGCGATGAGCTGACGGAGTGCTCTGTTGAGCTGAGTCGCGAAGAAGCTGAAGAGTTGGCCCGCTTTATTTTAAGGGGGTTGTGATGGCCGTCTCTCACGGCTCCCTGCCGTTCCAGGAGCAAATCGACTACTTCCGTGGCAAAACGGATATACCGACGCGCACCTGGACGGACATCTACAACGTCGAGCACGACTGGGCGTTCGTCGTGGCGGGAACGACCAAGCAAAACCTTTTGGCCGACATGCGCGGCGCGGTAGAGAAAGCCATCACCAGCGGGCAGACCTTGGAACAATTCCGGGCTGGCTTCGACCAGGTCGTCAATAAACATGGTTGGGAATACAACGGTGGTCGCGGATGGCGCACCCGCGTGATCTATGAAACAAACCTGAGGCAGTCGTACAACGCTGGACGCGAAGCCCAGATGGCTGACCCAGAACTACGCAAGCGCCGTCCCTATGGTCTCTATCGCCATGGCGACAGCGCCAATCCTCGGCCGCAGCACCTTGCATGGAACGGGATGGTGTTGCCTTTGGATGATCCGTGGTGGTCGTCTCACAGTCCTCAAAACGGCTGGGGCTGCAAGTGCAAGAAGTTCATGGTCAGCCAGCGTGACATTGACCGACAAGGCTTGAAGGTCGGGCCGGCACCGGAGATCGAGTATGAGAATCGCACTATCGGCGTCAACAGCCCGAACGGCGCTCGCACTGTTCGGGTGCCTAAGGGCATTGATCCGGGATTTGATTTTGCACCTGGTCAGTCGCGGTTAGAGACTGCCGTTCCTGCACTGCGTGCTTATGATCCGTTGCCGGAGCCAGGGGCGCGGTCGACCAGCGTCCAGGGCGCGGGTCTGCCGAACAGGCGCGCACCTGGTGCGCTGCCTCCTGCGCGTGAGGTGTCGGCAGACAAGCTCTTGCCTGAAGGCCTGCCCGATCAGGAGTACGTCGAGCGATTCTTGGCTGAGTTCGGGGCAACGAATGCCGCGCCGGTTGTGTTCAAGGATGTGACAGGCGATGCCGTGGTGGTCAGTCGTGAGCTTTTCACCAGTGCCAAAACCGGCGCTTTAAAGATCAAGAAGCGGGGGCACGCTCGCGAGCTGTTGTTGCTAGCAGAGGCGATCAAAGACCCTGATGAGGTGTGGGTACGACTGGAATGGTTGTATGCCAAGAACAAGGCTGTCGTGCGGCGCCGCTATATATCGCGCTACCAGATCGACGGGGAGCCGGTTCCAGCATTGTCAGTATTTGAAGTGGGTGACGACGGCTGGGATGGTGTGACGACGTTCTCGCCTGACGCAGATAACCCGGACTACCTGGAGCAACTCAGGATCGGCGTGCGTCTTTTCCGTCGGTCGACACTCGACGAATAAAATAAACCACGCGCCGCCACACGTGGTTTCGCTCTGAGTGTAGGCCTGGAGGTCCTGGCGGGGACTGCTCACTCAATGAACGTTCGACGATAGTAGGAGATGCACTTGGCAGGCGCAATGCTCAAAGTCGATGTGGATGACAGCCGGTCTGGTGCTGTGCTGGCTGAGTTGGCCGAGCGGATGGAAGATCTGCGGGTGCCGCTCCTGGACATTGCCGAGTATCTGCATCAGTCCACCAATGACCGCTTTATAAAACAGGTCTCGCCGGATGGCGCGCCTTGGGCGCCTTTGGCACCTTCGACCATCGCCCGTAAGAAGTCATCCAGGATACTGCGCCAGGACGGAAACTTGCAGGACACCATCCGGCATCGGGTGAGTAGTGATGAGCTGGAGTTTGGTACTAACCGGCCATACGGCGCCATCCACCAGTTCGGCGGCAAGATCGAGCATGCTGCTCGTTCTCAGCAGGTTTACTTCAAACACAAAAATGGTGAGGTGGGTAATCGCTTCGTTAAGAAGAGCAAGTCGAACTTTGCCCAGTGGGTGACTCGCGGTGCTCACTCGACGGAGATGCAAGCTCGACCCTACCTCGGTCTCTCGGCCGACGATGACACTGAGATCCTTCAGATCCTTTCTGACTACCTTTCTGAGCCTTTGGAGGCCGCTTCAAGGTAATCGCGCTGACGGCGTTTTAGAGCGCCTACCGGTACAACGACGGCGGTAGTTGTCCGTGAATAGCGTTAGACATGCGTTAGATTTTGTTGTGAGGGTATTCCAGACTCATAGCGGTAGCCAGATCGACAAAGATCCCGCCAAAATACCCAGTTCGTGTAATTCCCCCGCACCTGGTAGAAGCCCCAACATTCTTATTTGGGGTTGAAACTCCTCGCCTGACCGATGCCGCAGAAACTGGCGGCATGAAAACATTACTCGCCCTCAACACCGACCTCTCAGCAGCGATTGCCATTGCCAATGGCAAGGCGCCGGATTGGGTCGAACTGATTCCAGCTGGCCCAGTCGTCACCGGTCGTGACGGCCGTCAGTGGCTGTTCGATGAACAGGCTCAGCAAATGGTGCTGGGTTTGTTTACGGCTCGATCTATTGAGCTGCCCATTGATTGGGAGCACGCCACCCAAAGCCGCGCACCGAACGGTGAAGAGGCTCCAGCCGCAGCTTGGATCGCCGAGCTGGAAGTTCGTGCGGGTGGCCTATGGGGTCGAGTTGACTGGACCCCTCGTGGTGGCGAGCAAGTCGTCGCCCGTGAGTATCGATACCTATCCCCCGTATTTGATTACGAGGCTGACGGCGGACGCATCGTGCGCCTGGTCAGTGCCGGCCTCACCAACGTCCCGAATTTTCTCCTTACTGCTCTCAACCACGAAAACCCGGAGTTCAATGTGAAGCTCTCTCCTGCGCTATTGGCATTGCTCGGCCTGCCCGAAGCTGCCACCGAAGCTGACGTTCTTGCGGCGGCTACCCAACTGAAGCAAGCGGCGAATACCGAAAAGGCTCCGAATCTGGAGCGCTTCGTGCCGCGTGCTGACTATGAAACCTTGCTGTCCCGCGCCACCAACGCCGAGCAGACACTCGCCACCCGCGTGAAGACCGAGCGTGAATCATCGGTCAACGCTGAGATCGATGCCGCTTTGAAGCTCGGCAAGATCACTCCAGCTACTGCTGACTACCACCGTGCGGCTTGCCAAGAAGAAGGCGGTCTGGACCGTTTCAAGGCGTTTGTCACAGCGGCGCCAGTGGTGGGTGATCCGTCCGGTTTGGATGGTCAGCATCAGCCTCAAATCCGCACTGCCCTCAATGCTGAACAGCAAGCCATGTGCAAGCAGCTCGACATTGATCCGGAGCAGTACGCCAAAAATCTCCAGAGCGAGGGCTAAGCCGTGTCTCTGACTCAAGACCGCAACACTTCCATGAAAGCAACCGATGTCGTGGTGCTCGGCTTGGCAGCTAGCACCAAGGTCTACGCTGGCAGCCTGGTAATGCTCAATGCCGCTGGCTATCTCGTTCCTGGTTCCACGGCTACCGGTTTGACCTATGCCGGCCGCGCCGAGGAATTCGCTGATAACACTTCCGGTGCAGCCGGTGCTGTGAAAGCTCCAGTGCGTCGGAACAAGGCCTTCAAGTGGACCAATGACGGCTCAGTTGTCCAAGCCAACTTGCTGAAAACCGCCTATGTCGTCGATGACGGTACGGTCGCGGCCACCGATGGGGGCGGCACTCGCTCTGCCGCTGGCCGAATCGTTGGCATCGATTCCGACGGTGTCTGGGTCGAGTAACCCTCTTTATATAGGAGCGCATTGCGCATGCTGGTAAATAAAGCTTCGATTCAAGCCGCCTTCGTTGGCCTGAAAACCCTGTTCAACAATGCCTTCAGTGCGGCACCCAGCAACTGGGAAAAGATCGCCATGAAGGTGCCGTCCAGCACCGGCAGCAACCTTTACGCCTGGCTGTCTAGCTTCCCGCGTATGCGTCGCTGGATCGGTGAGAAACACATCAAAAGTTTGAAGGCGTTCAAATACACCGTCGTCAACGAAGACTTTGAGGCCACCGTTGAGGTGGACCGCAACGACATCGAAGACGATCAATTGGGCATCTACGCACCTCAAGCACAGATGGCGGGTTACTCGGCCAAGCAGTTGCCCGATGAAATCGTCTTCGATGTCGTCAACGCTGGCTTCACCAGCCCGTGCTACGACGAACAATACTTCTTCGACACTGACCACCCAGTGGCCGAACAAAGTGTCAGCAACAAAGGCACCAAGAAACTTTCGGCTGCCAGCCAAGACCTTGCAATGGCTAGCTACGGCGCGGCTCGTACAGCCATGGGCAAGTTCAAGGATGAAGATGGCCGTCCCCTGGACATCACTCCGACCATTCTCCTGGTGCCGAAGGCGCTTGAAGATGTCGGGCGTGCCTTGCTCACTGCTGATCGCCTGGAAGATGGCAAAACCAACATCTATAAGGGCACAGCCGAACTGGTGGTCTCCGGTCGCCTGACTTCGGACACCGCGTGGTTCCTGCTCGACACCAGCCGTCCGGTGAAGCCGTTCATTTATCAGGAGCGCAAGGCTCCGGTGTTCGTCCAGCAGACCGACTCCGAAGCGGATGATGTTTTCAACCGCAAGAAATTCAAGTTTGGTGCCGAGGCTCGTGCGTCTGGTGGCTATGGCCTCTGGCAGACCGCTTACGGCTCGACCGGTACGGACGCCTAACCCATGGCCTTACTCATCAAAGCGTTGCGCGATGGCTTCCGTCGCGCCGGGATCGCTCACAGCAGTGCGGGCATTTATCACGCCGATGATGCATTCAGCGAAGAACAGCTGGAAGCGCTCAAAGGCGAGCCGCAACTAATCGTGATCGAAGGTGTGGAAGAACCGGAACAAGGTGACGGCTATGCGAGCGAGGGCGGCGGCGTGGAAGGTGATGGCACACAAACAGGCTCGGCGCTTGGTGCGAAGAAGCCTGCGGCAACTGGTACTAAGGCCGGCCGTGTAAAGGCGGCTAAAACGGAAGGTGGCGAGTAATGAATCTCTCGCTTCCAAGCGCTGTAGCCCTGATTGCCCGCTTTGGTGCGAAAGAGATGGCCGACTTGTCGGTGCCGGACACTTTCGGCCCGATTGAACCGGCGCTGCTGGAAGCGGCTGCCAAAGGTGACGATCTGAGCGGCTGGGACGCAGACGAAGTGGCGGCGGCCGTAGCGGCTTTGGCACGGATTGCCGATGCCTCCACTCGCGCTCGGAGTGAGGTTCAGTTCTATCTCCGCTATCGCAAACAAGGCGAGGACGCGCCGAGTTGGGTCGCGGAGGATTTGCCAGAGCTGACCCGGTTTCACCTGTATGGCGAAAAGGCAAATGCCGACTCTGCCGTGCGGCTGCGTTACCGGGACATCTTGAAACGGCTGGAGAGCCTTGCTGCTGAGGATGAAAAGCGAGGCGCTTCAGAGGCGGGTCAATCGGGTCTGTCGATCATTCATGCACCGCGGCTGTTTAGTCGTAACACGTTGGGGCGGCTCTGATGTTAGGCGCGTTGGAGGATGCCATCGAGGCCAGGCTCGCGGAGCTTAAACAACAGCTCCCGCGCCTGACTGTGGGTGCATATGGCGGCGAGCTGAGCGACCCGGATCTGTTGGTCGACTTGCTCAAGGGCACGCCGTCGGTGCTGATCACCACTCCTAAGGTGGTGTTTCGAGCGCGAAGCCATCGGCGCTTTGCTGCCTCTGTAGTGTTCCGGCTGGTGATTTCCAGCAAGTCAGTCCGGGGTGAGCGGGAGACCCGTCGGGGCTCAAACGCGGCCGATCCGGGCAGCTACTGGATTTGGGAAAGTTGCATGCGTTTGCTCACAGGCTGGCAGCACAAGCCCGATGGAGCGCGTGTATCGCCGACCGATTTCGCCAACCTGGTTAACGGCAAGTTTCAGACCAGTCACCTATCGGTGCTGGGGCAGAGCTTCGCCATCGAGCTGGATTGGGAAATACCTTCCGAGCCGTTGCCGGACCTCGAAGGCATCGACTTAACGTTCCACGTTCCGGCCGCCAACCCCGACGTTGCCGCGACGGATGCAATCGAATTGAGGGACATGTAATGCGCGTGATCGCTGCGAAAGATCCGGTGCCCATGGTGCCGGAACCATTTAAAGATGGGGCTCCGGGATTTATCGAGCCTCAGCCGGCCGAGCCAGTAGAGGTCGAAAGCTGCTCTTACTATCTGCGCCGCATTGCCTCGGGTGAATTGCTCCTGGTGCCCGATGACGAACCGGTTGCGGATACCCAATTGGTTGGTCGTGCTCGTGCCAAAACCATCGCTAAAGGAGGCGAACAATGACTATCGGCTTTGACACCATCCCGGCCAGCATCCGCAAGCCGGGTGTTTACATGGAATTCAACACCAAGCTGGCAGTGCGCACGCTGCCGACCAATGCACAAAGCATCTGCCTGATTGTGCCACTGGATACCGAGGCAACCGCTACCGCCAACATGCCTAGCCAGGTCTACAGCGCAGATGATGCATTGGCACAATTCGGCGAGGTCGCTCGCGAAATGGTTGATGCGGCAATCTCGGCCTATCGCTATGTAGCTATTTCGTGCGTCGGTGTGACGGTAGTTGGTAGTACTGAGCCAGATATCGCGGCTGCTCTTGCCTCAACAGCAATGGGCAATTTCACCATCTTGGTGCCAGCCTGGTTCAGCCAGACCGCGCTCACGGCCTTGCGTACCCATATCGACACCTACACCGACTCGGTGGAGCAGCAATCGATTATTGGTGTAGGTGCGATTGTATCTACCATTTCAGCAGCAACGGCGCTGGCCACTGCGCTTAACTCTGGCGCGATTACCTTGGGGCTTCTGCCCGGAACGGCTTCGACTGCGCGCCAGGTAGCCGCTGCCTATGCGGCCGTGATCGCTTCGGAGGAAGATCCGGCGCGTCCTCTTAATACCCTGGTGTTGAGCGGGATCAAGGTGCCGCCGATTGCCAGCAAGCTGGGGCGCACCGAACAGGAAACTTGCCTGGCCAACGGCATTACTCCATTGGAGGTTGGTCCGGGCGACTTGGTCCAGATCGTTCGGGCAGTCAGTACCTATACAAAAAACAGTACCGGCGCAACCGATGTTGCCTTGCTCGATCTGACGACGATTCGCAGTTTGTACTACGTCCGCAAGGCGTGCCGCGACCGCATTCGGATGCGCTTTCCTCGGGCAAAACTCTCCAATAAGACTCCCGCAGCTGTGCGCGGTGAGCTGCTCGATGTCCTGAAAAAGTGCGAAGAGTTGGAGATCGTCGAAGAGGTTGATGCGAACGCGGCCGGATTGGTCATTGAGCGATCCGCTCAAGGTGTTGACCGACTGAATGGCTCGATTCCTGCTGATGTCGTCAACGGCCTGCATGTCTTCGCCGGTCGCATCGACCTGCTCCTGTAACCAGAGGTCACAACCATGTCAGATAGCTACGTCGGACAGATTGTCCTGTCCATTAACGGTACGGACTACGAAATCAAGAGTCTCGACCACACCGTCAAAACTGGTCGTACGGTGGTCAAGACGATGAATCGTAATCGTCGTCCCTTGGGCACCTCGGCGGGGGTCGAAGAGCACGATCTACGTGTTTCCGTTGCGATCCCTAAAACAGGTGAGCCGAACTGGCGCGCCATGCTTGACGCCAAGATCACCATTGAACCGGTGGATGGCGGTGGTGAGCGCGAAACTTGGACCGGTGTTTCCCTGCTCGAAATGGGCAGCAAATATCAGCTTGAGGGTGAGGCCACTCGTGACCTGACTCTTGCAGCTCTCAACTACTACACGGAGTAATGCATGTCGAACGTCGATAAACGTTGGGATGGTTTGACCGTCCAGGGTGAGCTGACAATCGGTGTTTACTACTCCGGTTTGCGTCACAAGCATTTCACTCTGCGGGTCGCCATGACCGGTGACCTGGTGAAGGCTCAACAAGATTATCCCCAAGGGCCGCTCCAGTTGGTGACAGTCGATGTGTACCGTCGCCAGTTGTTAGCACTGGGCGACATTCCAATTGAAGCACTGACCACTGACCTGCTCTTGGAGGAGCTGACCGAGGCCGATTTGGCTCAGCTCGGGTTGGCTGATGAGGTGCTTGAAAAAAAGCTCAAGCCGCCGAGCGCGGCGTCACCGACTGGCGCCGAATCGAGCACGCCTTTGTCCGCCACGGCTACCGATTAGCGGAAGTTCGGGAGATGACCAGGCCGGAGATCGATGCGCGCATTGATCTGATTGTGGGTCGCAAGAAGAACACCACCCGTTACGTCAGTAAACGCAAAGGTAAAAAGCAATGAGCGCTACCGTGATCCTGAACCTCAGCTCAGCCGACTTTGAAGCTTTGGATGGCGCCCAGCGCGCCCATCGCGGATCGGCGCTGTTTGTGGCGGGTGCTTCCCCTATGGACGTGTTTCAGCGGGACCTCATCGAGACCGCCAAACGCTTGGGCTTCGTTCCTCCTGAACCGGGAAGCTTCTGGCTGAACATCCAGCCCGGTGGTGATCTGAAGATGTTGTGTTGGAAAGCGCATGAGTCCGGGTCAGTCCTGAACTAATTGAAGGCCCGGCGACGGGCCTTTCTCCTTTTTGTATGTGTGTAGTGGAGTTCAATAATGAGTTCAGATCTGCGCGTTGCCTTGCGTTTTCAAGCTTCGTCTGGGAACAGTCGCCGCGAAATCCAGGCCCTTGAACGCGATCTGCGGAAGGCCGGGAAGGATGGCGCGAAGGCTCTGGCTGATGAGTCGACGAAAGCGACTGGGGCTATTTCTAAGACCGGCCAAGCGGGTGCAGTGAGTTACCGGATCATTCGCCAGGCAATGCGAGATGCCAGCACTCAAGGCAGTGGTGTCTTTCGCCAGGGCGTGCAGCGAACCACGGCAGATCTTAAACAGTTGGGCCAGGTCGGGCGTCAGGTCGCTCGTGAAACCAAGGCCGATCTTGTTCGCACCACTCGCGAAGGCGTGGAGCCAATGCGCCAAAGCGTTGACCGTACTGAGGCTAGCTTTCGTCGCTTGGCTCAGTCTGGTGGCCGCAATCTGCGCCTTCTTAAAGGCTTGGCATCGGGCGTGCGGAGTGAGTTCAACCGCATCAAGGGCTTGGGCAGTTCGGTCCAGGGGCAACTGGCAGGCGTTGGTGTTGGCGTAGGTGTCGCGGCGGGTTTGACCGGCAGCGCACGGCTGGATCGAAGACTTATTCGCACGCAGCAAACTGCCGGTATGTCAGTGGGGCAGCGTGAAGAATGGCGCGATGAACAGTGGCGTCTGGCTCAGAAATACGGCATCGAGCGCGAACAGGTGCAGACCGGCTTCGACACGCTGGTGGCGAGCGGGCTCTCCTACGACAAATCAAAAGCCAGCTCCGAGGCCATTGCGCAGGCCACAGCGGTGACAGGTGCCGATTCAGGGATTTTGGCGAAAGCACTCGTTACTGGTGCAAGTGCGTTTGACATCGATCTATCTCAGCCCGCTGCTGCTTTGGACATCTTGCAAAAGATGGTCGTCGCCGGCCGCCTGGGTAATGCCGAGCTTGAAAACCTTTCGAGTATTTTCCCCAAGGTTGGCCAAGATGCGAAGCGAGCCGGCATGACGATGGCGCAGTCTCTATCTTTCGTTGAGACCTTGTCGCTCATCGAGTTGGAGCCAGACCGTCTCGGAACGCTGGCACAGTCGACGCTACGCGCATTCACCAATGATGGTTACCGAAAGGACGTCACCAAGAAAACTGGCGTGGAGTTCTTCGACAAAAAGGGCGGGGCACGAAACACGCAGGACGTGTTTCTTGATCTGCAAAGAAAGTATCAAAAGCTGACGACCGATCAGCAACGCGCACGGTTCATGGGGACAGTGTTTGGCAAGATGGACCAGGACACTCAAAAGGGTGTGAGTGCGTTTCTCACTGGTGATCGCCTGGAAAACTTCGCGAAAAGCACCGGCGATATCGACAATGCCAAGGGCGTTATAGAGAAGGATCTGGCGGACAACCTCAACAGCTCTACAGCTGTAGGCAGTCGAATGAAAGCCACCCTCGGCCAAGCCATCGACAGGATGGCCCAGCCGCTGAACAAGGGATTTGCTGATTTAGGTGGCTACTTGCTTGACGACCTCAATCTGTCAGGTGAGCAAATGCTTGGCGCCGGTATCGCCTCGGGGCTCGGCGGTTATTACGCTGGACGTGGTGCCAAATCAGGCGTCGGTGCGCTGATGAATAAGGTTCTCGGTGGTCCCGAGACACTACAAAAAATTGCCGTCGGTAAGGTGCTAGAGGAAGCCACAGGCGTTACATCAGTGTTTGTAACCAACTGGCCAGGTAGCCTAGGCAGCGGTGGTCTTCCTGACTTACCGTCCGGCTCAAGCAAAGGTAAATCGGGGGGCTTTATAGCACCATGGCTTGCCCCGGCTGCTTTAGCCTTTAGCTCCATGCAGATCGGAGGTTCCACAGGTCAGCAGACCGACGAGGATCGATTGGCGATGGTAGCCCGTGACAAGTTGATCACCGGTGGCCAGCGAACCTATCAGACCGCGTTTTATCGCAATCGCTTGTCCTTGACCGCACAGAACCCAGATCAACCCTCCAGTTGGGTTTCGGAGCAAGCTCGGCGCCTGGCACAGAACGAAACCGGTCTGACGGCAACAGGCACTTCAATGTCCAGCGCTAACAGCTGGGCGTCAGGTGTGGCCGGCCGTGCCACTGACGCGGGTATGGCTACCATTGCTGCCGCTCAACGACTCAGCTCTCTGCTGGATAAGCCTCTGGTCATCGAATTGAGGACTGATTCGGAACATATTTTTGCAGAGGTTGAGCGGCGGCTCGACGTCCAAATGAGGCGTGGTCAATGACTTGGGCTGAAAACTTACTAGATGCCTCCTATCGTGGCGTCCCGATCAGCGTCATGGCCGAGGATCTGACTGGCGAACGTTCGCTTAGCCAGCACGGTGTGCCATATGTGGACGGTGACGATGTGGAGGACTTAGGTCGTGGTGCCCGCAAGTTCGCATTGCAGGTGGTGTTCTTCGGCGAGAACTATTTGCTTGAGCTACAGAATCTGCTTCGGGCAGTAGACACCCGTGGCAGCGGTGAATTGATACACCCAATTTACGGCAGTGTGATCGTCGTTAACGGCACATATCAGGTGAGCCACCGAGCGGAGCGTCCAGACTATGCAGAGGTATCGCTACAGTTCCTAGAGCACACACCTGGTCAGCCTTTTTTCGCTCAACAGTTTGATTTCGTCGATATCGGCACCCTCGATATGGATGATGAGGCGAATTGGCAGGATGGCGTGCTCGATCTGTTCGGGAGACTTGATTCCCTTGTATCCCAAATACAGTTATGGATTGGCGGTGGTTGGACTGGATTGATCGAGAAGGCGTTAGGCCTGCCTGGCATTACGTTACGACTGCAACAGATGCGGTCGCAGATCTTGGGCGTGGTCTCCGGGGTCTCGTCTATGACTAGAAGTGCTCCAACGGCGTTCGATCCGCTGATTGATCTGGTTCGCACGCCAACGGAAATACGTGCGGCCATTCAAGGCAGCATGCCGAGCAGCTCCACTGAACTGCTGAGCAGGTCAGGACTGCCGTCGACGGTGCCGGGTGCGGATTCGCTTCCCGCTGTCGTGGCGCAAATTGCGTCTGCTTTGCTGACCAGTGCCCGCCAGGGCGAAGAGCCTTCAGAAGACGTTCTACCGAATGCCATGCCATCAGATCCCGTCGAAGCCGTAGGTTTCGCCCTGGTCGTCGTGGTGATCACAGAGTTTGCGTTGAGCTACTCCGAGGCCGTCGGTGTTGTGATTGAGGCCGAGGGTGCGCAGCCGACTTTGAGCCCCGAAGAGTTGGAGCGCCTGGTTAACCTGGTGCGAAGTTTGATCCAGGCCGCGATCCTGCTTCAGCGTCGGCTTTACGACATCGAGTCCGCTCTACCGGTCATCGAAGGATTACGAACAATCGCCGCATTGATCCAGGTCCGTGCTCGCCAGGTGATTTTGCAACGACCTCCGTTGATCACCCGAACTGTGGAGAGCACGGTGAGCCTGCGGTTGCTGGCCCATCGGTGGTACGGCGACAATAGCCGCGCAGCCGAGCTGCTGCGCCTCAATCCAACTTTACGCACTCCGTATGGCATAACGGCCGGAACGGTCCTGAGAGCCTATGCAAACTGAGGAAATGATTCGCCTGTCCATCGGTGGTCTGACACACGAGACGTGGGATGGGTGGTCGGTAGAGTCCGACCTGCTGACGCCGGCTGATGCTTTTGAACTGGAGCTGTTCACCCGCAATACGATTCAACTGCCAAGCGTTTTAGTTGAGGGTGCAAGCTGTGAGCTGACCCTCGGGGCTGATCGCGTGTTGACCGGCCAGATCGACGAGTTCGAGCACGATATCTCTCGACGGGGGATCGCAATTCGCGTGACCGGCAGGGACAAAGCGGCAGCGTTGGTGGATTGCTCGACACCTTTCGTGTCGATGCGAGAGGCTTCGTTGGCGGACATCATCAAGCAAGTTGTGGCGCCGCTGGGCATAACTCGCGTGGAGATCCGTGCGGCCGACACCAAGATCAGGCGTCGAATCCAGATTGAGCCTGGTCAGTCTGCGTGGGAAGCCCTCCTGCAAGTTGCCGAGGCCAACGGTTTGTGGCCTTGGTTTGAGCCGGATGGATTGCTCGTCGTTGGTGGTCCCGACTACACGTCGGCTCCGGTTGCAACGTTGATCCTGCGAGAGGACGGCGTGGGAAATAACGTGGAGCGGCTTTCCGTGAGTCGATCCATCGCTAATCGTTACAGCCAGGTAACTGTCCTCGGCCAGCACGGCCAGTACGACAATGACGGTCTCGACACCACTCGCTCGCAGCTACGCTCCGTTGTCCAGGACGAGACTCTGGCTCGCCGTGGAATCTTTCGTCCCAAGGTAGTGGTCGACAGTTCCAGCGAGAGCCAGGACATGGCCACGACCCGTGCCCGCAAAGTTCTGGCAGACAGCAAGCTTGAGGGTTTCGAGATTCGCGCAGTGGTCAAAGGTCATCGAACAGGCAGCGGGCAAGTCTGGGCACCAGGTCAACGAGTGATAGTGCGTAGCGAGCCGCACGGACTCGACGCTGTGTTCTTCCTGATGTCCAGGACGCTGCGGCTAACACGCCAAGGCTCGATCACCGAACTGCGATTGCGCGAAGACAAGATGTGGGTTCTCGACGGCAATCCGTTGAAGAAACACAAGGGTAAGTCCAATGCGGACGCGGCGTTCATTGAAATGGTTCGGGGGCTTTGATGCGCAACATGGGCCGGTTAGTGCGTGAACAAGCAAAAAACGAACGGGCCAACTTTCGCCAGGCGTTTCGTGCGGTGGCGGCACGCAACACCCACGGTAAATTGATTGGTGTGGAAATGCAGGGACTGGCTGGCGAGTCAGTCGCGGGCGAGCTGCTGCAACATTACGGATTCACCTCGGCGCCACTGCCAGGTGCCGAATACATCGTCATCCCGGTGGGAGGCAACAGCAAGCACTCAGTCGTAATCGCCAGTGACGATGCTCGGTATCGGGTAACGCTCCAGGATGGAGAGGTGGCCATCTATTCAGATGAGGGAGACCACGTGCATTTGAAGCGCGGCCGCGTGATCGAGGTAGTAACAGAAACACTCCTGGTTAAAGCGGGAACAAAGGTTCGTTTCGAGACACCGTTGATCGAAACCACTGGTGAGGTCCAGGCTGAGGGCAATATCCAGTCTGCGGCCGAGGTGATCGATCACACTCGCAGCATGCAAGCCGACCGTGACATCTATAACGGTCATCAACACGGCAACAGTCCCGTCCCAACCCAGCAGCAATAGCTGATCTAGGTTTCTTGCCTCAATAAGGGATTATTGAAGCGAGAAACTCAGGCGCTCCCCCGCGCTGGGCACTCTGCCTCCCCATGGACGCAGGCATAAACCCAACTACAGGCGATTTGACAGGCCAGCGGATTTCAACGCTGGCAAATGCCGTGTACCTGCGCCTCACCACTCCTTTGGGCAGTTACTGGGCCGATCCTTTATTGGGCTCGCGACTCCATGAACTGCGCCGAGAGAAGGATAAAACCCGAGTTGGGTCTCTGGCCGTGCAGTACGCCCAGCAGGCGCTACAGGGCCTGATTGATGACGGTCGAGCTACTTCTATAACCGTGACCGTCGAGCAGAAGCATGACGGCTGGCTACGGTTGCTGATCGAAGTCGAAGCCCCGACTGGTCGCCAGACATTTGAACATCCAGTGAGCGTGATCTGATGCCCTACATCGCTCCCCCTTTCGAAACGATTCGGACTCGCGCCCTGCGCGAAATACGTTCGTTAGTGTCGGACGCCGACATCACCAGCGATAGCGACAACTACGTACGCGCCAGCTCGGTTTCAGCGGTGGCCGAAGGTATTCACCAACAAAGTGCCTGGACTGCCAGGCAGATTTTCCCTGACAGCGCGGACTTCGAAGAACTCAAGAAGCACGCTTCTACCCGCGATGTGTACCCTAAATCGGCAACGGGGGCGGGCAGCACTATCAGCCTCACCGGCACAGCGGGGAAGGTCCTCCCCGTTGCGTCACAAGCGCGCCATAGCGCTAGCGGGACTGTGCTTACGACGACGGCAGCAGTCACCTTTGGCGCTGGTGGGACTGCCGTTGCTCCCGTGACTACCAGCGACACAGGATCGGCACTCAATGGTCTGGACGGTACTGCAACCCTGACAAGCCCGCCTCTAGGCGTCGACAGTGCCTGCACCTTGGCACCGCTGAAAGGCGGTACTGACGATGAGAAGCAAGAAAGCTTTTTAGCTCGCTACCTGGACGTGCTGCGCTATCCACCGAGCGGCGGGAGTTTGCCCGACTATCGACGTTGGGCGTTGTCCGTGGATGGTGTATCCACTGTCCTGGTCATTCCCAAGCGCCGTGGTGGTAACTCAATTGACGTGGTGATTACCTCGGCTGGCGGGCCATCGTCGGCGGACATTATTGCTGCGTGTCAGGCTTTTATCGACAGTGTGGCTCCGGCTGCGGCCGATGTCTGGGTGTTCACCCCCGCCATACTTAGCGTCGATTTGACGCTACGTTTGGCACCGGCTACCGGATACACGCTGGATGACCTGCAAGGGCCTGTTGAATCTGCGTTTGCCCGAGTCATCGATCCTCTGGCGCCGCTGGAGACCCTATATCGCATTCGCCTTACTGCTGCGATCAGCAGCCTGGCCGGAGTCGTGGACTTCGAACTGGTCACGCCTGCGGCCAATGTCTCGGCCTCCAGTGACCCAGCAGTGGTGAACTGGATTCGCTTCGGCACCGTCACGCTGGAGCCAATGACATGAGCGACGTATTGATTGAGCAACTTCAGGCGCTACTCCCGCCAGTCTCCTATGACCCCAAGGGGGAGGTTCTACTGGCACAACTCACAGCAGAGGGCACCGTTTTAGGTGACGCCTTGGAGAGCCTTGAAGCCGTAGAGCGCGCCATCTTTCCAAGCTCGGCGGGTGACTACATCGCCGACTGGGAGCGAACCTACGAACTGACGCCAGCTGCCGATGCCTCTCAGGATGAGCGAGTGCAGGCCGTTGAAGCCGCCATGGCTGACTTGGGCGGCCAATCCATTCCGTACTTTATCCGTCTGGCCTCCTTGTTCGGCGTGCCTGCAACCATCGAGAGTTTCAGGATTCCCGTCGTCGGTCTTTTGAGTGCCGGTGAGTCGATTTATTCCGGTGACTGGCCCTTCACCTGGCGTTTGGATGCTCCGCTTTCTGCATTTACCAATCCCTCCATGGAAGCGCGTATCACCATCCGTCGTCCGGGTAATACCGATGTGATCTTTGGTTACGGCAAAGAGGCGGCGGATGCGGTTTCTAACGCAATGGATCAGTTGTTCGGCGCTGTGAATTACGTCATCCCCAACTATATGAGTACAAGCAATGACTGATCCAGTTACGGTCGAAGCACTAGTCGCCTACGCGGGTCAAATTTCAGAAGCTGCGGCCCGTTCAGGCGCTGCGTCGCAGCTACAACACCAGTTTGTGCATGGCGATTTGGATACTGTCATTGAGACAGAGTCAGGGCCGCTGCCGTCGTTGGCAAAATGGAAATCGGATACCGATAAAGTATTCGAAGATGTCCGAGTTATTGTCGATACCAACTTTCGTCGTGAGCCAGCAGATCCAGGGGCGCGCTCCGATGGCAGTCCGCTCCGTGTCGGTGATGAGTATTTCAATACTGTCGAGTTAGTAAAACGAGTCTGGAACGGCGCAATCTGGTACACCCCGAATGCGGACGGCCAGTTGATCCAGCAGGCATTTGCTGGCCCTGGTGGTATGACGCTGATAGGTACGCCCGCCAACCTAAGTGAGCTCCGTCAACTGCCTGTGCCTGTAGTCAGTGCAGGACGATCATTTGTCATTTTTGTATCCGGACATACCAAATCTTATGATGGTTCGGAGTGCAACTGGTACTGGCAAGGCAATAGCAACGAAGCCGACGATTACGCCATGGTTATCAAGCCAAACTCTTTGGATGCGAGTCAGCCGGGTCGTTGGAAGCGTTCCTATGCTGACTTCGTTCTGCCGGAATATTTCAACGCGGCCGGTGATTTTGATTGGGCTACTCAGCAAGGAACAGTGGACACGATTGCCCTTCAAGCCGCTCTCTGCTGGTGTAATAGAAAGGGCTCTATTTTGCGGCCTATGCCTGGTAAGAGATACCTGACCGATACGCTGTATTTGTATTACGACGCAGTGTTAAATCCGAAGTGGCCCGGTCGCGCAGGAAGGGTAAGTATTTGGGGGCACGCTAATGGACACGCGACGGGTGCTTTAGAGGATCAGGGTGACGCCTTTGTTCACATCAATGGATCTGCTAAACCGTTAATAGACCTGAAAGGCGTCTTTAGTATTGAAAATCCCACCGGTATGGGTGGCTATTTCTCACTACTGAATTTCAACTTGATTGGTGGCAGTAACACTAATCACGTGCTTCGTCTTCAGGGTTCGCAGGGCAGCATTCTGCTCCAGAACTATACCGTCAAGGTGCAAAACCCTGCGGGTGACGGCATCCTTGAATGTACGTCATGGGAAACCACACACGTCAATGGTTTGATTCGTGGTGGTGCCACTGGTTTAGGCACGTGGACGGGAGTTGGTCTACGTATCAGCTCAGACGGTTCTGGTGGCCAGACCAACATGAAGACGTATATTAACGTCGACTGTTATCGCATGGGGTACGGCATTCGTATTGGTCGCGGTGCGGTTCCCACTGGTACTTTTGGACCTTTGGAATTCATCGGTGGCCAGACTTCGAACTCAGACTTCCACGGCCTTTGGTTAGAAGGCGGCGTGATTAACTTCACCAGTATTGGCCTTCAACATGAGGAGGCCCGCCTCAATGCGATCCGGATTGATCGGACGTTAGAAGATGGCGTTACTCAAGCTAACGACTTGGCTCGTTCGATCAAAATAATCAACACCTATATTACTGGTTGCGGGACCATAGAAGACGGCTCGGTTAATAGCTATGCGATCTACGTGGCGAACGGTGACGGGGTGGAGTTGGACGGCCTTGTCTTCAACAATGCCGGGAATAGCATTGCATTTGACGCAGGCAATGTTGATAACCTCCTTATCCGTCGACCTACTTGGCGCACTGTCAGGGCTTACGGGGTCGAATCGGGTTGCGGCATTCGAGCATTCGGGACGCAAGCAGCTGGAAAGCGCATCTACCTTGAGCATCCTACGTTTAACCAAAACCCGTTGACCCAGATTGACGCGATCGCTTTGCAAATCTTTGCTCGTGGCGCAGCGGGTGGTCGGCTTTCGTTCGCGACTAATAGTAAAACTCCGAGTATTTCTCTAAGTGGGCAATCGGGTAGCGAGGCAGTTGAGCAGCTTAATTTCAACTACAGCACGCCTGTGATTCTGGATAATATTCTCGGTGGCAGGTTGTATCAGACGCTGCTAATAACCAACTCCAACACAAACGTCACCGTTCCTAATAATCGAAGTACGTTTTTCCTTAACGGGTCCTCATTCACTCCGGCTAATAGCAAGTCGTTATTGGTACTCTATTTTGATGGAGTGGCGTGGAGTGAGGTGCATAGATCGCTTAATGCTTAGGTTTGAACATGACGAAAGTATATTTGTTGGATGGTAAGTTGATTGGCGTTGGGGATTGGGTTTGTCTGTTCGAGCCGGATGAGGACGGCAACCTGATCGCCTCCAATCCTCTGCCAGAGGGCGCCGTTGAAGCGGACGTAGCACTGGCCGCCACGGCTAGAGGGTCGATAGTTTTGGCCGATGATTACGAGGCATTACGCTACGACGAGTATCCGCCAATGCGAGACCAACTGGACGCTCTATGGAAGGGCGGTGACGCTGCCACCGAAATGGCGGCGCAAGTTCAGGCAATTAAAGACAAATACCCGAAGCCTTAAGGTTCAAATTTGCTGCTGAGCACTCAACTCATACGGCTTGAGCTTCAACTTTATATGAGCAGGTAAAATGGAAAGAATTTCAGCTTTTACTGACCTGTGTACCCCGGCTGGTTTGTTTCGTTACGGCACCGTAGCCGGGGGTGTCCCGCCTACGCCGGTCAAAGCTGAGTGGCTCAACGTGGTCCAAGAGGAGCTTTGCAACTTCATTCGAGCGTACCTGCCGGCTCTCGACGCAGAGGACAACAATCAGCTACTCAAGGCCGTCAAGGCGTTGATCCTGAACTATTACACCAAGCCCGAGACTGACAGCCTCATTGCTGCTCTGGTGGACTCTTCGCCTGGTGCATTAGATACGCTGAGGGAGTTGGCCGATGCGCTCGGCCGCGATCCGAATTTCGCCACGACGATGACTAATATTCTGGCGCTTAAGGCGCCATTGTCATCGCCGGCGCTCACTGATACTCCTACCGCGCCGACAGCCACTTTCGGCAACAAGTCCAAGCAGATCGCAAACACTGAGTTCGTGCAAACCGCTTTGGCGGCTGGATATCCAGTAGGCAGTCTGTATTTCAACGCCTCGGTCGGTACGAACCCTGTAACCCTTCTTGGGTTCGGTACTTGGCAGGCGATTGGGCAAGGTAGGATGCTTATCGGTGTAGGCTCTGGAACCGACTCAAGAGGAGAGGCACGGTCGTTTTCTCTGGGTAGCGCGGCTGGGGAATACAGCCACGTGCTGACGGTAGACGAAATACCGCCTCATACCCATACAAGCCCACAGGGGGCTGTTGGTGGGCCTCCGGGCGACCTGTCATCAGGTGATGACGCGACAAGTGCAGTGATGTCTAACCCCGAATCGAGTTCAGCGGGTGGTGGGGAGGCACACAACAATCTCCCCCCCTATCTGGCTGTGTATATCTGGCAACGGACGGCTTGA